TGTCAGCCGTGGGGCGACCGGCGCCAGCGGAGGCTTCAGCGGAAGCACGGTGACGGCGGCAACCAACGGCACGCAGCGCCCGTACACCGAGGCACTGCTCAAGACGGTGCTGCAGTCGGTCTGGGCCAAGGGCGGCAACCCCAAGCTGGTGATCACCTCCGGCGGACAGAAGCAGACCGCGGCGGCCTTTCCCGGCCTCGCCCAGCAGCGGCGTGAGACGGGCAACAAGAAAGCGACGATCGTGGCCGGAGCCGACATCTATGTCTCCGACTTCGGCGAAGTGCAGTTCGTGCCGTCGCGCTTCTCCTCGACCCGCGACGCGCTGATCGTGGATCCCGAATATTGGGAGATCGGCACGCTCGATCCGCTGGGCGTGCAGGACCTGGCCAAGACCGGCCTTTCCACGCGCAAGATGCTGAGCGTCGAATGGGCGCTGAAATGCCTGAACGAGGCCGCGTCGGGCGTGGTGGCGGACCTGAGCTAAAACATATGGGGCGGGGTCAAGGCCCCGCCCCTGAAGCGCCGCAACATGCATCAAGGACCGGGCATGCCCCATTGGGAACTGATCGATCAGGATTCCAGTCGTGGAGTCCGCAAATATATCGCGCCGGGAGATGATCCAGATTCAGTACTCGTCCGCACGGAAATAAATGACCGAAGGATTGCGGACACGAATCGAAGCCTGCAAAATGAAAGCTTCGACCGTCGCTCCGAATTCTGGCACGCGGCCTCAATTCCGACCAGCGTGATGTACGAATGGCTGACGCTGTATGGCGTCAATGCCTGGGATCCAGACCACGCCGGCGCGGTGAAGAAACTGCTGAATTCCGGCGACTATCGCTGGTGCAAGGTGAAGAACATCATCCTGTAGGATCGGCGCGGATACGAGCCGCACCGAACAAGTCGGCATCGGCCGGCCCTCACACTCATGCACGATAAGGAACCCCGCATGGCGGAACCGCAGACCTATGCCGAGCTTCAGTCCAGCCTGCTCGCCTGGCTCGACGACAGCGCCGCCAACATCAATCCGACCGAATGTATCGGGCTGGCCGAGGCACGCTTTAACCGCGTGCTGGACACGCCGGATCAGGAGGCGACCACCACTCTTGACGGCTCGGCCAGTTCGATCGCGCTTCCGTCGGATTATTACGAGGTGCGCGGCCTGTTCCTGAATGGGCAATATAGCCTTCCGCTGGAGGCCCTTACCCTCAATTCGCTGAAGTCGCTCTACCCGGACAATCGCAGCGGAGTGCCTGTTGCCTATGCGATCGACGGCCAGAGTATCGTCCTGGGGCCGCTTCCAAATGCGACATGCACGCTGGGCCTGAAATACAAGCAAGCGATCCAGCCGCTTTCGGACGTCAACCCGACCAACTGGCTGCTGACCAAACACCCGGATCTCTACATCGCGGCATCGCTCGCCATGGCGGAGCTCCGGGGTTGGAATGACGCGCGGCTGCCCATGATCAAGAGCTGGTACGACGAGATTCTGGACGAGATCAACATGGCGGGCCGCAAGGCCAAGATCGCCTCCGGCCCGCTGCGCATGCGCGCGGCCGTGACGGAGACCGGCCGCAAGGCTGGGGGTGATGGCGGCAATCTGCTGACGGACGGCGCCGATTTTTTGGTGGAGGGTTGAATGACGCTAGCGCTTAGCAAATCCCCAGCATTCCAGGCGCTGGAGGCGCGCGTAAACGGACTGGAGCCACGCGATTCATTGTCCGTGATCAGCTTCGGGGCAAAAGGCGATGGCACCACGAATGACACGGCAGCCATTGCCGCGGCCATTGCGGCGGCGCCAGCCAACGCGACGCTCTATTTCCCGCCCGGCGTCTATCGCGCGACGATAAGCATACGGCGCAACAACCTGACCCTGCTCATGCCGGGGGTGACGGTTAAGACCCCCGATGGCGTGGACGGAATCACGCTGGAGCTTGGGAATACGGCGGCGGGCAATAGTGCGCCGGCCTACAGCAATGTGAACGTGCTGGGGTATCCGACACTGGATGGGAATTATACGAACGTGCCGATGCCGAGCACCGACCTAACCGGACAGGCCTTCATCGCGACCAATGTTAGGGATTCTGTGTGGCATCTTACCTGCCAAAACAGCCAGAGCGCCGCTTTCGCGTTGGCGATTACCGCAAGCGGCAACCGAGGAAGTGTGCGAGCTATGAACGGCGGCAATGCAGTCATCGGCAGCGCGCGTTATCCCAACATCGATTTCAATTCGTGCAACGACTGCGATTTCGACTTCGTGTCAGAAGGAGGCTATTATGGCGTTCGCATTCTCGATAATTGCGCCAACAACTATATCCGCGCGACAATTCGGAATGCGGAGCTCTCGGGCTGCGTCTACAATGCCCAATCGGTCAATCAGGCGCAGAGCAACCGCATCGACGTGACCGTGATTGACGGATGTGACGATCAGGGCATTTTGATCGGCACGAATGCCGGGACGGCCGTCATCACGGGCGCGGTTTCATATGTAGATGGCATCGGCGTCAATCACGTTGCGACGGCCGATGTTGGCCTGATCGTCGATGTAACCACCTCCTATTGCGGTCTCCAGGGTGCCCTGATTGCAGGCAATGCGGCGAAATGGCGCATCTCGTCGGCCTGCGACGGTCGTCGGGGAAGCCCTGGCGATTATTTCGCGGTCGATGTCACAGGCGACGACCACACGATCGATCTGACCGTTGTCGATAGCACCGCATCGTTCACAGGATCGATCGCAGGAACACTCCTAACGGTTACCGCTGTGGCATCCGGCCGAATTCGTAACCTTACAGCCATAAGCGGCTCCGGCGTTACGGCCGGCACGAAAATCACGGGGTTCGAGGCTGGCTTGACGGGTCGTGGTGGAATTGGGACCTACCGCGTGGGCACCTCACAAACTGTTTCGTCCACCAGCATGGCGCAGGCGTCGCAGGTTCGCGGCTTGGCCTTCCGATCCGGTGCCGATAACAATCAGGTCATCGGTCAGAAATTCCTCAACACCCTATCCAGTCTCGGTGATTCCGGGTCTGGCAACAGCTATCGCTTGATCGGTTCAACAACTTACAATCCACCCAGCCTATCCGACGGAACGGGCACCACTACGACGGTCAACGTGGCTGGCGCAAAGCTCGGCATGGCTGCTATCGCGGGTTTCTCGACCGATATGCAGGGCCTTTTGGTTTCTGCGTCGGTACAATCGAATGACATCGTAGCGGTTCGCTTCTTCAACGAGACCGGAGCCACGGTCGATCTAGCCTCCGGGACGCTGACCGCAATCGTGCAATCAGCGTAACGTCAACGCTTCCTCGACCTGTGCGGCCTTTTGGCTCGGGACGAACAGGAAGTTGTTGACGTAGGGCATGGCGCGACGGGTTTGATATTTGATTGGATCTAGTTCTGTAACAACTTGGTGTACGCCTACTTCGAAGTCGGAGATGGGATGCCATTGCTCTTTGTAGAGGAAGAATGCCGAGTACTCATTTAGACGGTCGCATATCCGCTGGAGCGCTCCTGGATTGTGGCGCTCCTCTATTTCTATTAGCAGCATCGGCATGTCTCGGGCAATCGTCGCCCCTGCCCCGTCTAGGACTTCCTCTTCCGATCCCTCCACATCGATTTTGATGAAGCTTACCGGCTTGAGGCTCAATCCGTCCAAGCGGCGGGTCGCAATCCGGTAGTGCTCCAGCTGGAGTGAGGCTGATTGTGCAACGTCCTGCTTCAGGCTGCCGAGCACGTGCCCGCTGCGGAAATGCGGGACGTGCAAGTCCGTTACGCCATCTTTGGACGATAGCGCGATCGAAAGAACCCGCGCGCCGGGATAGCGTAGCGCTTGGATGAATTTCGCGAGACGCGGGTGGGGTTCGATCGCAAGCACGTTCCCGGTGATGCGGTGCAGTGCGTAGGTGTAGTTTCCAAGATTGGCGCCGACATCGACCGTGAGATCGCCGGGCTTGAGCAGCTTTTGCAGGAACCGCATTTCCCCTTCTGCCGTCACCTCGATCTCTTCATCCCAACGCCGTTCCATAATCGACCGGCGCACGCGCAGAGGCAGAAGCCTTAGCGCTGCGATCTTGAGTTCGAGCTGAAGGTTCATTGTCGGCAGTTCTTCATTTCCATGAAGGCGGCTCAGGTCGGTCGCCGACAGGGCCATGTCGCACAAAACGCAGACGCCACCAAAGACAATATGATTCAAGACCTAAGACATTATGGCAAGGGGCGGAAATGGATCGAGCACCCACTGTTCCCGTACTAGGCAAGAGTCATTGCTTAAGAACGACTTCTTTTCTCCTATGAAAATGCCCGGAATTGAATGCACAATGCGGACAACGTGATGTGTGCGATAATCGAATAAGGCAGACCTGCGATGACCGCGGCTCCACAGGACGGAGCGCCCCAAACTCGGCGATATATAGCGCCTCGGGCATAGCTGATGGCTCCAGCGCCACGACCGTCATCGCGGGTGACGAACTCGATATGCCAGTTATCGCGAGCTTTTTGACCGACACACAAGGCGTTCTTGTGGGCGCCAACGTCCAGTCGACCGTTTTGGCATTCATCCGTTCTTCCATGATAGGGGCGACACCGTGGATTTGGCCTCGGGCACCCTCATCCTAATCGCGCGGTCGGCGGAACTCACCATCCGCCCATAAAAACGCTGGCCAGCAACGCTATGCCTTCCATGGTCGCGGTCAAGGTTAGGCCCAGTGCGATGAGGAGAATCATCGTCCTGAGCATTCAAAGACCGGCCTTGGAGAGGCGATAGGCATTGAACCCACATATCGCGCCGAACGGTAACGCGAGCAGGCCGGCGATCATTGGCAGGCCGTAAATGAAAAATCCTGCGGCAGGCAGGAAACTCATAAACCACGCCAACAGAAACGAGCGCCTTACCTTGTGAAGCAATATCACTCGGTTCATTTTGCTTTAGCCATCACGCGAAGCGCGGCGGCAATCTTGTCCACGGCGAGAGAGAGTTCTTCGATCCGACCTCCCGGCTTTTCATAAACTGTACCGCTTCGCTCTCCCACAAGTGGCTCACGCGCTTTCTGTGCGTGGCCCTCCAACTCGTCCGCGAGCTTCAATAATTCAGCCTGTTCCATGGTCCACCTTTCACGGTCAAACCTTGATCTAGCGCCCAAAAAAATGCAAATAGCCAAAGAGCGACGCGGCCTGATCCGAAGCATTCTGAAACTTGGGAATGCCGATGGGCGCAGCATCCTTTTCGACTCGACCTCAGGTCACAATGGACTCCTTTCCTACATTGGCGGATCGCGAACCGGCGATCTCATGAATGACGGGCACATTAGCAATTTTTACGCTCCACGGGTCAGCGGCCTGTAACCCTCCAAGCTTGGTCGAAGGAAATGGCGCGACTGCCGTGGTCATTGTGACAGTGCCAGATTGGGAATGATCGCGACTGCGGGGTTCTCTCGGGACAGCGGGAAATTTCCGACCACCGCCTGGGTAAAGAGGACGTGAACTAGCTCAAAGGTTGGCCCGACGCCCAAAAAACAAATAGCGCAAAGATAACACGGCCCGCTCCGGGCATCCTGGAATGCTGGACGCGCGCGTCGACCCCATCCGCAAATCCATATCGCCATCTCATGGCGGAATGTCGTGTCGTCCGAGACTGACACCGCCTGCCCTTACCCCAATCCGAAAGGACAAGCTGATGTCCAACCAACACACGTATCCGCGCTATGCGCTGCGCGGCCGTTATTCGATGCCCCGCTGTATCGCCGGGGACCATAGGCTGGACCGACCCGCCGGCCCCAACCATCACCTTGCCACGTGCGACGGTACCTATCCGATCGCCCCATTCGCAAACGGCACGCTGACACTGTCGGTGACGCCATGACGCGGATCCTGTTCGGGGATTGGCTGCCCGACCAGCCTCCGACCACGAGCCAGGGGCTGGGCAAGGCCGATGGGGTCGCGGCGATCGCGGGCGGCTATGCGCCGATCGCGGGGTTCGCGCCGATGAAGAACGGCACGCTGGCGGCACGCTGCATCGGCGCGGGCGGATATCGGCACGGCGACGCGCCCTATCTGTTCGCGGCGACGGCGACCAACATCTACACTTATTCGAGCGCGGGCTATGCGAGCGTGGCGAGCGGGATGGCGGGGACGCGCGACCTGGGCGTGCGTTTCTGCCCCTATGGCGCCTTGATGCTGGCGACCAACGGCACCGACCCGATCAAGAAGTTCGACCCAGCCTCGCCGGCCACGATGACCAATCTGAGCGGGAGCGCGCCGACGGC